ATGGTGAAGCAGTTGAAGAATAGATACAATGATCCGACAATGAATAAGAGATTCTGTATCGGCATTGACAGAGCAAAGATGAGACTGTATGATGTAGAAGATTCTGCTCAGGAGGACATCGTTGACTCTGGACAAGAACAAGAAAAAGTGGATCTAGTCAAAAGATTCACTGCTAAAAAATCGTTTAATGAATTAAAGTATGATTGACCCTAACAAGTATTTGGAGTTCGTAGATGAAGTCACGTCTGTCCAAAGTAAAGACAACGAAGCATTCGTTTATCGTGTTCAAGAGTTGCAAGGTGCGGGATTTCCTCCCGAGCGATTGCTTACTGCTGCTGTAGGAATGAGTGCTGAAGCAGGTGAGTTCACTGAAATTGTGAAGAAGATTGTATTCCAAGGTAAACCTGTCAATGAAGAGAATCTGTTTCACCTGAAGCGTGAACTAGGTGACATCATGTGGTATGTTGCTCAAGCATGTATGGGTCTTGGTGTGACTTTCGATGAAATCCTTGAGATGAATGTAGACAAACTTTCTGCTCGTTATCCTGCAGGCACATTTGATGTTTATTATTCTGAAAATAGGAAGGAAGGTGACCTTTGATTAAGGTATTTGAGAACTTTCTACCAGAAGATGAGTTCAAGACATTCCAAGACTTTGTGGCAGGAGATATCTTCCCTTGGTTTTGGAATCCTTCTATAACTTATCAGTCACAGATGGACTTAGGACAGTTCACACATACCTTTTATTGTCAGAATCGTGGTAGCACTAGTGATGGTTATCCTGCACTAGAACCTTTGCTAACCAAACTCATGGGAAAAGGACCTGATGATAATCTCTATGGAGTTCTTTACAGGGCAAAGGCAAATCTAAACCCAAGACAATCTACAAATGTTCAACTGGGTGATTATCATGCTGACTTTCCTGTACCCTGTGAAACTGCAATATACTATGTGAATACCAATAATGGTTACACAAAGTTTGAAGATGTAAATGATGTGATCTACAGTCAAGAGAATACTTTGGTTGTGTTTCCATCTCAAATTAAACACGTTGGACATGCTTGCACAGATGCAGCAAATCGTATAGTATTAAACCTCAACTACATTACATTCCCATGAACGAAAGAGACAAGGAAATTCAGACTCAAGTTTATATTGAGAAACTTTGTTCATTACTGGATGGAACAGCATCATCTACAACTGTTGTTAATTCCAGAGGAGAAGAATGGAAACGACTCATCATTGAGTATAAAGAATAAATAATGATAAAGGTCTTAGTAAAAGATGGCGACTAACGCTATAGAAACTGCAAAACAAGAGAACGGTTCTCGTGTATTTTTTGAATCTGTAATCGAAAAGAATCGAGAACCTTCTGATGTTGAAATGCGAAAAATCTATGATGGTTATGGACCTGAATGGAGAGAGACCTATCGCAAACAAGTTGCAGCATTGAAAAAGTTTCTGGGATCTAATAAAGGATTTGAGTATTCCAGAGATAAAGGAATCATGCCTTACATTGAAGACATCGCCAAGAAACAATGTGGAGTGTCAGTAAAGGATCGTTGGAATCCTATGGATATTGTGTTAGTCAAAAAGAATTCTAAGAGAGTTGTAGAAGGAACTATAAAAGAAATTACAAACATTGATGGTATGAGTAAGGATGCAAAACTTACTCTACTCAATGCATATATGCGTGAGGCATTGAACTCTAAAATTTTAATTGGAGTATCACTTAAGGCAATTGCACCAAAGAAAAAGATTGCTAGTGCAGAAGTTGCAAACGCAGGTAAAACAACTGGTCAACCAGTTAGAGTTGATGTTGTACCAAATTCATTAAAGTGTACTCTAACATTAGGAAAGAAAAAACAGTTTCTTTTTGATACAGGTGAACTTGGATTTGATATGCAGACCACAAAAGGTGGTAAAATCCATGGTCAATCTAGAAACTTTCAGTATTCAAAAGAGAGAAACTTAGTACAGACAGACTTGACACCTAAAGGTAAAGACGCTGGTGCTAAACTTGGTAAGGTTTCTAGTGTTGCTTTAGATAAATTTTTAGGTGATCTAAATTTAAACCGCCCAACTTCTGCGGCAAAGCATAATCATATTCCACCCGTAGGAAAGTGGACCGATAGAGATAAAAAGTATTGGGTTGATTTATATAAGAAGTTAAATGCATCTCGTATGGTTGATTTTGGCGAGGTTGCTGTGTATGAAAACAGTAGAAAGATTGCTGAAGGTATTGAAGCAGTTCTAGATTACGCTATTCAGTATGAAACTGACAAGGCAGATAGAAGTTCTGGAGGTAGATTCTCTTCTAAGTTGATTGCTATGGAATGGGCACACATTTGGCATCAAATTCATATGAAAAAGAAAATGTCAGAATGGTGTACTGCGCTATACTATGGTGCTAAGAAAGAGTTTGGTGATTCCAACGGACCTTTCTTGAAGATCTACTGACACCTTACAAACTGTCCACTCCCATGTGTGATTCGACCTTGATGTGCTATAATAATGGTATAGACACAGAGGAAACCTTGCCCAACAAACACCTAGAGCACCTTGAGGATCTCATCTTCACTGGTCGCAAGGAAGCGTTGACTGCAGTTTGGTCTGCCCTAAACAAACCAGAATTGTCCGTCAAGTGGGATGGTGCTCCTGCTATTGTGTTTGGTACTAATCCTGCTAATGGCAAATTTTTCGTCGGAACCAAATCCGTTTTCAATAAAGTCAAGGTCAAGATCTGTTATACTCAGGAAGATATTGACCAATATTACAGCGGCTACGTTGCGGACATTCTCCGTCTATGCTTGCGTAATATTCCTCATATCTCTGGAATTGTCCAAGGGGACTTCATTGGTGTCGGCGGTGGTTCTGTTTACCGTCCTAATACTATTGAGTATCGGTTCGCTTCCAAGACTCGTCATGACGTTATCATTGCTCCACATACTTCTTACACAGAAGTATCTCCGTATGCTAATGCTCGCATTGGGGTTAGCTTGGTCTCTGCGCTTGGCGCTATGTTTCTAGACAAGACACATGCTAACGCTCGTGTCAGCAAAACACCTCTCTTCAACATGATTAGTTTTGCTTCTAGACTGGCAAGGTGTAAGATTCCTAGTGCAAAAGCACGTCCTCATATTTGTAAGCACGTCAATCAATTCATCCGTAATGGGTGGCAAATGACTCCAGAACTTTTGTACACTACGTTACCTGCTAAATATAAGGAAGAGGTCAACGTGACTACCTTTAAAGTGTGGCACATGATCTTCCAGTTGAAACAACAATTGCTTGATAACATAACTGTTGATGGTTCTGTGAAATGTTACATCAAGGGTGAACAATCCCAACATGAGGGATTTGTTACTGTTTCTGAAAACCCCTACAAAATTGTAGACAGACTGACATTTAGTAAAGCAAACTTCAATCTAGATAAAAATTGGACGAATGAAAAAATTTAGTGCTTTCCTATCTGAAGCCGAAAGATCTTTCGCAGCGAAATCTGCAGAGAAATTAAAACTTAAGCATATAGGTTACGGACGTTATGCAGATCCGAGAGGTAACGTCACCCATATGTCTAAGGATGGAAAACTAGTACCTATTACACAAGATGACCAAAGACCCCAACAATCCGCAGGAGGAGAAGAAACTGCAAATGGCGAGGGTCAGGTCGATCAAGGCGCAATATCTATTACATTTGGAAGATTTAATCCACCTACTATTGGGCACGAGAAGCTTCTAGCAAAAGTAGCACAAGAGGCAAAATCCAGTGGAGGAGAGTATAGAATATACCCCTCAAGGTCGGAGGATCCTAAAAAGAATCCCCTCGACGCAGGGACTAAAATTAAATTTATGCGGCAATCTTATCCCGATCACGCGAATGCGATTGTTGATAATGATGACATGCGTACCATTTTTGACGTTCTTACCGCCCTCGATGCTGACGGGTATAGCAACGTTAATATTGTGGTGGGAGGTGACAGGGTTAGCGAGTTCAATAGTCTCGCAACGAAATACAATGGGGACTTATACACATTCGACGAAATCAAAGTGGTAAGTGCAGGTGGTCGTGATCCTGATGCTGAAGGTGTAGAGGGAATGTCTGCATCTAAACTTCGTAAAGCAGCATTAGAAGGTGACGAAGATACATTTTATAAAGGCATCAGTAAATCGCTTTCCAAGAAAGACAGAGAAGCGTTATTCTTAACTCTTCGTCAGTCTATGCAAGTCAAAGAAGAACTAGAGGATTTCGCAGAAGCATCATACTACCTGTATGAGATTGCTCCTAAGTTAGATTCTCAAGGTCTGAGGGAAGCATATTTTGACGGTCAAATTTTCAAACAGGGGACCTTCGTTGAAAACCTTAACACAGGGATCATTAGTAAGATTGTTAGTTGCGGTAGCAATTACGTCATCTCTATTGATGAGCATGATAATCTATTTCGGTCTTGGTTAAAAGACTTGGTAGAAAGAAACGATATCAAGTATTTTAATTTCACCCCTGCTGGTGAAATGGGTACTGATGAACTAGCAAACTATATGCGTAAACTTACTCCTGGTGAGTTCATTCGCAAGATAAATAAAAAGGACAAGGTTACTAAGTAAGATGAATCTAAACGAATTACCTGATATGTCTGATGCACTCAGACAGGTTTATGAAAAGAAGAAACTTGACCCCGTTGGGAAAGAAGACGGCGACGTTGATAATGACGGCGACAAAGATTCATCTGACAAGTATCTTTTGAATCGTCGTAAAGCAATCAGCAAGGCGATTAAGAAAGAAGAAGTTGAAGTAGAAGAAGGTTATAAGGGTAAGCACGGTCAGTCTGACAAAGAGTATGCTGCTTCTCGCTCTCAGGGCGGTAAGATGATCTCTGGCGATGACAAGATGAGTGGTGCTGAATACACCCACGGTCGCAGAGTCAAGGCAGCAAATCCTGGTATGCAACCTGATGTAGGTGGCAAGACCAAACCTAAGTCCCAAGGTAAGATGGACAAAGGCACCCGTGCGGACTTGATGTATCGTAAGGCAAACCTCAAGAAAGAGGAAGTTGAGGCAGTTGACGAAGCAGTCTATGGAGGTACTCCAAAAAAGACTGAAGATAAGCGCATGACTGTCACTAATGCTGACAAGAAAGCAAACACTCCTGCCTATCAGAAATTTAAAGCAGGTGATAAGCGGTACAAAGCTGCTGATCACATGAAAGAACATCATCAGAAAGATGAGAACGGGAACACCATCCCTCATCCTATTAAGGAAGCATTCTACTTCAGCGATGAAGAGATTGCAGATATGGTAGAAATTGATGAAGCAACAGATCAGGAACTGATTGATTTCTTCGTTGAAGCGATTGAAGAACTCGCTGTTGACGAGGAAGATCTTCTTGAAATCTGTGAGCACCTTGAAGGTGTTGAAGTTATCACTGAGGTAAGCGACAAGTATTACGATTCTGCTGTTAAATCTTCAAAGGCAGCAGCAAAGAAAGCAGGTCCTTCTCGTGTTGAGCGTATGAAGTCTGCCGCTAAGAAGGCAGGTTCTATGGTTAAGGCAGGTGTTAAGTCTGCTGGTAAGAAAGCAGCACAAACTGCTGGTAAAGTTGCTGGTGAGTTCTCTGCTGCTAAGGCAAAGCAGAAAGCAAAAGCAATGGCACGTCCTGAGAAGAAGGAAGCACCTAAGTCATCCTCTAGCGATGATGATGGTACAGGTGGTAAGTTAGATTCACTGTTGGCAAAAACCAGAGGCACTTCCAGCAGCGATTCCTCCTCTGGTGGTGGCGGGAGTGCTCCTAAGAAGAAAGGTATTCTCAGGAGAATCGGTGGCGCAATCAAGCGTGGTCTTAAGAAAGCAATCGGCAAGACTTCTCGTGTAGTATCCAAAGGCAGCGATAAACTCGCCAAGCGTATGGGTGAAGAGTATGATAGAATTGCACATCTCCACGAGTCTGGATTGTTCACCATTCAAGAGATTGAATCTATCATCGAAGAAGGTTACAAACCCATCGACAAGAAAAAAGAAACTGCAATGTATCGTAGAGCAGGTAACCTGAGTCGCGATGCACTTAGCAAAGGACTGTCTACTAAGGCAGGTTCCAAAGCACAGGATAAGTCTGGCAAGATCGTAAGCGCAATCTCTTCTCAGAAGGAGCGTGAGCGTTTTAGTAAGATGGCAGACATCAAGGCTCGTTCCAACTACGGCGGTTGATTATGTTATCATTTAAAGAACTACAAGAAAAGAAAACCAAAGTCATTATAAATCCTAAAAAGGATCAAGTAATGGAGGGTTCTTGCGGCGACAAAGACATGAAAAAGAATCACGGTGAAGACTGTGATTGTATGAAGTGTGATAAGAAACGCCGTAAAGAAGAACTCGGTGATGAAACAACAGTATCTACGGAGGAAACCGCCTATGTCAGTCAAGAAGAAGTCACAGAAGAAAGCAATAAAGAAAGCGATTCTGAGACGAAACTCTTGACCTTCAATCAATATAATGAAGAGTCGATTAATGAGGCAACTCGCCTCAAGAAAGAGAAAGGTTATGACAAGGGTGGCACTAGGAAACCTACTGGTGGCAAACCAACTGCCATGGATATTGTGAGAGCATCCATCGAAAAGAAATACGGTAAAGGTGCTATCATGGGTAGCGGTGGTAGTAGACAAAAGAAAAAGGAGAAGGGTGCTAAGTCTGATGCTGGTACTGGAAAGTATAAGAAGATGTCAGACAATAGAAAAGCAGCAGATGCTAAAGCAAAGAAAGCAGGTTTCAAAGACAGACAATCTTATGCTGATACCATGGCTCGCTATGGTGGTGAGGACAACTATAGAAAAGGTCGTGGTTTAGGATCATGAACGAAGAACTCGCTCACCTGAAGAAAGAAAAAGAACATAAAGAACGTGACGCTCGCATGAAATACGGCAAGCGTTACAAAGAAGTTATGGCGAAAGGGGAAAAAGCAAAGGAAAAACTCTATACTGATACCAGAAAGAAAGGTGTTCGTTTTTACGATAAGAAAGGTTCTGGTTACATGAAGGGTGGAGTGAAAAAATACGATTGAGCCTATATAGGATAGACCCTATTTTGGTATCAAATCATGTTAGTATCATTTCTTCTTCCATTTGCGAAAAAGATTGTAAGCGATGCAGTTGCTAAGATTCCCGATGACGCAGAACTCGGTGAAAAACTTATTGACATCTGTATCCTAGTCTTAGAAAAGGCAGTAAAGCTCACTAAGACGACCGCCGATGACGCTCTATTGGAGACAGTTAAGAAGGCACTAGTTAATCGTGAAGAGTGAGTCTGAGACGATTCTAGAGGGGTCTCAGAGACCCCTATTTTTATAAATAACTATAACAAATCAATAGGAATTTAGGAGCATTACCATGGCACTTTACGGTGTAACTGACGCTGACGAATCTAAGCCAAAGTGGGCTGTACGAGGTAGTGTAGTAGACCCTCAAAATATCTTCGCAACTGCTGAAGGTTGGGTATTGCGTCACTATAAGAACGCTGCAAAAACTGCATACTGGGACGAAGTTCTTGTAGCAGTTGATGGACTTGTAGGCGAAGGTGGCCGTGGTACAAACACTCTTGGTGAAGCAGACATTACCGCAGTCTTCTTTGAGGAGACAGGTTATGCTGGTGGTGCAACAGGAACTGTTGTTGTTATCTACAACGAACAGGTTAACGTCACTAATGGCGCAACCTTAGTTGTTAGAAATACAACTGATAGTGCCAACATCACTGCTACTGCTGCTGCACAGACAGGTGTGAACCGTGTTGAGTTTACATTCACTGCTGCTGCAACTGGTAAAGCACATGCTATCCAAGCACAAACAATCTCTGGAACCATTGTTGATTCCACAGGTGGCGCTACATCAGACAAAGCATTCGTTGCTGGTGACGTTGTAGGTGCTGGTGGATCTGGTTCTACTAAGACATTTACTGCAAGTTAATAAATGAAATTTGACGAACTGAATGAATCTAATTACATTCTGTTCGCCATAAAGCATTATGAAAACCCTCATTGCGTTACACGCGATGATTTCGATGAAGACATGAAACGCTTCAAGTATCTGAAAAGACTCTTGAAGCGTTATGTGCGAGGACAAGCGTTAAGAACGCACTTGATTATAAATCACCTCATCATTCTTTATAATGTTTTTGGTGAAGCGGCAACACCACTTCTCTTCTTTAAGTTGGAGAGAGAATATTGGTGTATTTTAAAGACTGTACTAGGTTATCTTAATAAATATCCTGTAGGGATGCTTCCAGAATTAGAGGAAGATCCTGATATTCAAGAAGAACTTTCAAAACTATGACCGTAATGACTGCTGGGACTGGTGGATTTAGTGGTAGCGCAGATGCCACTGGACCGAACGCGGGTTACGATCCTGTCATGAAGTTTCGCGGCAAGATTAAAAAGAAGGACGCAAAGAAACTCGTGGCACCAGGCAATAAGTTAGGGGAATCAAGAGAGAACCCTACAACACCATCAAGGTTGTTTCAATATAAAGTAAACATCCCTGAAGTTGGTGAGACAGTAATCTATGCTAACTCACCTGCTGAACTCCAGCGTAAACTTCGTATGGTGATCATGCCTTCTCATAGAAAAGATATCAGTATAGAAAGAATTTTACCTGGTAGTGCTGGTAAATTTTTCATGGACAAAAGGATGAAGCACATGCGTAATGTACAAGAGCAAGCTGATGCACAAGTAAAGCAACAGCAAGCAAACATGAAGATCAACATGGAAAAGAAAAAGATCATGCTTAAGAAGCAAGAACTTCAAAAGCAAT